TCTATTTTAACAATTTTCCCGTTGTTTAATTTCCCTGATGTATTGTCCATGATGCTACCCACATAACTTTATTCATGGTGGCAACTTTCTATCATATTTTCAAGCCTTCCGATTTAGCGTATGCAAAATCAGCCGCCAATTCAACAAATAACTTGCGTTTTGCCTCTAGGCTAAGGTTTTCCCTCGTAATACCTAGCACGTCGAATACAGACGACAAGTAGCGCTCGCGGGCTTCCTTGGGCAATGCTTCTATTAAAGCTAACCATGTATCCCAAGATATCTCCTGTGAGCCGTCAAGCCATCGATACAAAGAGTTATAGTGCATCCCGGACATTTTGGCTATTTTGCCCTTTTGAATACCGAAATCATACAGAATGTTGTCAAACTCCTTTCTTAATTTTTCTTTATTGATAACCATGCAATACTCCTTATAATGTATGTATACATCAAATATGATGGATACAAATGAACTACCAAGAACTTGCCATTGAAAACGAAAAGCTAAATTGCGAAGTTTTTCGCCTGCGCTCGCATTGCGAAGCGCAACATATTATAATCCATAATCTTCTCAATTTGGTAAACAAATCTCCGATAAAAGTCCCAGCAAATATTACCCTAGAGGCGCTCGCGATTATTTATGGAAATGAACAGCTTGAACGTTCAACAACACAGGACTAATAATATGCAAATACAACTTGTAGGCGAACTGGATATTCCTCAATCAAAAGAGAATCAGTTCTTGAATCTTAGCCCTTACGACCTCAAAAAACTCAAAAAAGCCAAACTTATTAATCTTGAGTGCTATGTCTGGCTTGCCATGCAAATAACGTATGGGCAAAAAACCAGCATAAAGATTCACCTAGCCTCTTTTTGTGATCAATGGAAATTGGCAGATCATGAAATGAGTTTGGCGCTCGCCAAACTTCAGAAAAAAGGATTATTAGGAAGCGAACCTACTCAATTTATTCAGATTGAGTTATTTGAACCTGAAGATGAATACTAAGCCGCACTTTGACCTTGTTCAGCGGACGCTTTCGCCTTATCCTTTTCGATTCGGCGCGAGCGCATTATGAGGATTCCGGCTGCCACTTCCATCGGGTTCAAGCCAACAAGCAAAGGGCTGTACACAGCCAGCCTCTCTGACAAGGCTATTAGCACTGACATTGATGGTTCGCGATCACCTTTGATCCACATAGACCAAGCGGCATCGGAATACTTTGACAATCTGACGCGATCGCTGTACCGCATCGATAAAAATAAATCAATCCGCTTCCGGGAAAACTCCAGTGTGTCTAAGGTATATTGCATTTTTTCTCCTGCATTACTTTACAATACGTGAAGTATACTCTACGATAGAGTAAAGGACCCAAAGTCCACCCTAGACATGGCGAAGCTTCCCGGTGCAAACGGGAAGCCTCAGTTGATTTATCTGCTAATTACCTCAATCGCCCAATTAGCTAGGCTTCGTGAACTCACGTTTATCAAAACTATGAGCACATCAATACTATGAGTATATCCAAAAATCCACAAAATCGGCAAGAGCGCTTTATCAAGTTCACAGAGAAAAAGGCGCGGGAATGGTTCAAAAAGAAACGCTTAAGCGTTTCTGCTTACCTATTGCTTATCTGGGAGCTGACAACCCCCCCAGATAAAGCTTTCGTCATTCCTAATGTCCGTAAGTTTTGCAAACAATGGAAAATTCCACGCGCCTCATTCTACAGAGCGATAGAAATCTTGAAAAACGAGGGCGAGTTTTACTGGGAAGCCACACACGGCATAGTCCTCAAACCTTTTGGTGAATTGAGACACTTGTCTCAAGATGAAACAGTGTCTCAAGTTGAGACACTTGTCTCAAGTCGAGACAGACAGTCTCAAGTTGAGACAGACAGTCTCAAGTTGAGACAGACAGTCTCAAGTCGAGACACTGACATATATAAGGATCGCGAGCGCGAAGATCTAATCAGATCTAGATCAGATCTAGATCAGATCTCCCCCCTAACCCCCCAAGGGGAATCGGAAGGTGAGTGTGTTCCGGTTTCTGTCGAGGTTCTAAATCCGGAGCCGGAGATAGCCAAGCAAAAAAACACAACGCCACAACCCGGACCACAACCCGGAGCAAGCGAACAGTTAGAGGACTCCGAACAGAAACCAAATTCAGTTTGTCCTGAACAACCAAAAAATCTGGATGAGACAAAAAGTTCCGCCGCGCCGCGTGATAACACAGGTTACGTAGATACGAGCGCACAAGAGCAAGCACGGGGACAACGGTCTCGCGAGCGCCTAGCCAAGAACATCCAGAACAACCAGGAAAAGGTGAATGAACTTGTAGAGAAATTCGAGATGGGAGAAATCACCCAGTTTCCCCGGCGAGAATTACGGCTAGTAGCAGGGGCGGTGATTGGGGAATACGTGGATCTGTATCGGGAATCCGGGGATGTGTGCTGTTCCCGCCCAAATGACATTGATTCTGGTTTCGCGGCGTATGTGGAGAAGCGATTGGGATCTAAGATTCGCGATCGCGCCAACGCCATCTCACGGATTCGCAATTGTGAGGAGACTCCAACCCGATGGCGTGAGTTGGTGGAGATGGTGGAGGGATGGCAGCGATCACGCGATCGCCAAATCAGCCCAATGAGTTCAACAGAGTTTGACCCTGAATTTTTACAAGCTTTATACAACGCATAGGAGACGACACATCATGGCTATTAGCATCAAGGCTTTTGACCAAGGACTAAAGCTTCTTGAAATGAATTATGAGCGCGAATTGCCCGAACCAATCAAGAACATCTGGTTTCAGCATTTAGACCAACATCTCACCGATGAAGAGTTTTTAAGTGCGGTTAAGCACCTCATTCTGAATAATCGATTCATGCCCACTGCCAACGAATTGGTAGAACAGGCACACGGAACCAAGGAGGTACGGGCTACTGAGGAGTGGCAGATGGTGATTAAAGCGGCACAACAATGGCATTCCATGGGAATCAGCGAGCGCGGATCTGAAGCCTTAGCTTATCTCTCTGACCGTGCCAAGACTGCTTTGCAAGCGGTTGGTGGGATTCATGCGATCGCTGTAGCTGATTCCTACCGATTGGGACATTTAGAGCGCTCATTTACGCGGGTTTACTGTCAGAGTCGCAAGACGGATGCCCGGATGCTTCCGCAAGAACAGCATAAATCCACCCAGAAGCCCCAGGAAGGCACGGAAACTTATGCGCCTATGCCAGAACACATCAAGAAGCAAATGGAGGCGTTAAACGCTCGCTGGAGCATGAGCGATTAATTTTTGCAGATATAACACCATAAACGGTAGATTTACATCAGGAATGAAGCGAATGAGTAAGATTCAATGGACAGATGTGACGGATAACCCAATTCACTTAATTAAGCCAGACGGAAAACATGGAGGGCATTGGTGCAAGAAAATTAGCCCTGGCTGTGCTAATTGTTATGCAGAGGCTCAGAATCAAAAACCTTTTTACGGTTGGGCTTCTATGCGTCCTTATACCGGGAATCGCCCTACGCTTTTCTTGCTCAATCTGGACATTCTTAATAGTTGGAGTCGGCAGCGAGCGCCAAAGAAGCACTTTGTCTGTTCGATGACTGATCTATTTGGCGATTGGGTGGCAACAGAATGGCAGTTTGAGATATTTGATGCGATGGTAGCTGCACCTAAACAGACATTCCAAGTTTTGACCAAACGTCCTCAGATTGCACTCAAATCAATTGAAGAATATTGCCAAATAAATGGCTTAGAAAAACTACCTTCAAATATTTGGGTAGGTGTATCTGTAGAGAGCCAACAATATGCAGATGAGCGCATTCCTGTCCTTTTTCAAGTTCCGGCACATATCCGTTTTTTAAGCGTCGAACCCTTGCTAGAGCAAGTGTTTCTGCCTTTGGAGAATATTAGCTGGGTCATTGTTGGCGGCGAGTCAGGGAGCCATGCCCGTCTTTGCCGGGTTGAGTGGATTCAGTCCGTAGTTAATCAATGCCAAAAATCAGGCGTTCCGGTGTTTGTTAAGCAGCTTGGAGCGCGTTCGTCTATTACGCTTCAAGATTCCAAAGGTGGAGATATTTCAGAGTTTCCCAAGTCATTACAAGTCCGTAACTTCCCAAAATTAAAAGTAGAGGTTTAGAGATGGCGCGTAAGAAATTAACAGGAATTCAACAGCGAGCGCAAAAAGCGCAAGATTTGTACGACTGTGCTGAACCAGGAATGCTGGCTGTAAACATTAACGGAAAGGTTGGCATAATTACTGATAAATTTATCAGTCCAGGAGGAATGCCTCATATTTGGATGCAGTATCCAGGGTCATTAGCGATGTCCGAACCCATGGATTTAATTGCCACAATTGAGAAAAAGCCAATTGCAGTCATCTTGTTCTCAGGTGGCGGTGGTGTGGAAGCTGGAATGATAGAAGCGGGAATCGAACCCATTTTAGCGGTGGAGTATGACCCAGACAAACCGGAATTATCGGAAGCGCTCGCGGCTTCCCATGAGGCAAACTTCCCCCGGTGTAAGGTGATTCGTTGTACTGTGCAAGAGTGCGCGGCTAAAAACTTTAAAGGATTTCCCCAAGAGCCAGATATTTTATGGGCATCCCCGGTGTGTGCCAATTTCAGCGCTGCCAAGAATGGCAAGGAACAGTCAGGGGACATTGAAGCGGCAAAAGCTGTCATTGCAGCGATTAAAAAGCTCAAGCCCAAACACTTTTTCTTGGAGAATGTACCATCTTACGGGCGCTCGCAATCTTGGCAGCAAATAGAGTCGATTCTGCCAGTTATCGGATATCGAATTGGATCGGCTGTGATTGATATGTCCGATTACGGCGTTCCCCAGGCGCGGCGGCGGTTTATCGCCTGGGCTTCACGAGATAAAGAACCGTTCCCTCTTCCTGAGTCGCAGGAGAAAAAGACTTCATGGTATGAAGCGCTCGCCGATCTAATCCCCGATCTACCAGAATCCCAATTGCTTAAAGGGCAGCAGCAATCCGTGGACGAGTTTCTTGAATCTTCTAATCAGCCTACCCCTCTGCTGATAGACCGATCGGGTGGGCGTGCTCGTTACCGAGCGGTTCCGAGTTCCAGGTCAGCCAATACCATCTTGCGATCGCACTTCACTGATGGAAAAGGCGGCAATCGCACCAAGTTTGCTGATATCTGGTTGCCTGATGGTACAGTCAAATCGGTGTCGATTGAGTGTATGGCACGGTTGCAGAGCTTCCCGAAGTGGTATCAGTTTCCAGACCAGGTAGCGATCGCTGGCTCAATCATTGGGTATTCTGTGCCGCCTAAGTTTGTGGAGCAACTGGTCACTGCGGTCACTGCGGTCACTACGGATATCCGCAGTGAGCATGAAATTGTGCTTGACGAAATAGCTGAAGTTGCCAAAGAAATGGAATGCCCTAATGCCATGCCTACTCTGGAATACGGCGGTAATGGAAATGGTAATCATGCGCTCGCGGTGCAGACTTCCAGTAAATCCGATGAGCAGTACACGCCAGATGTGGTGATTGAAGCGGCGCTCGCGACCTTAGAAGTAATTGATTTAGACCCCTGCTCAAGCTCCAAGACTGAACCAAATATCCCAGCCGCCAACCATTACACGAAAGAGGATGATGGGTTGGAGCAAACATGGGCGATAGGGGACGGGCGAATTTATTTAAATCCCCCTTATTCAGACACCGCCGCTTGGGTTGACAAGCTTATTGAAGAGTACGCGCTCGGTGCTGTAAAAGAGGCGGTGGTACTGGTTAAATCTGCTACCGATACCCAGTGGTATCAAAAGCTTGACAAGTTTCCCAAATGCTTGTGGAATGGGCGGTTAAAGTTCAAAAATCCTAGTAATAACGGTTCGCCAGCACCATTCGCCAGTACCGTTTTTTACTTGGGCGATCGCCCAGAACGGTTCCGGAATGCGTTTAGTCCACACGGGCGCGTTCACGGTTTACCCGATTTGCCAGCGCCAAACTATCCCAATTTGGGAAAAGTTTTAAATGGTGCTGCTGTTCCGTGTCCTATAGAAGTGCTTTCTCTTCTTTCTTCCAATGATTTTATTAAGCACAAAGATGAAGCTTTTTGTTATAAATTCCTTAAGCTTGATCAGGCTAATTCTGTTGCTATTGGACATTGGGAAGGCAGTCAATTCAATGTCCCTTATGAAAGTCTTTCTGTCTGTCATCTGTATGACAGCACGGGGTCGTTGCCTCAAACAGTAGCCTATTCCACTGCTTTAAAGGCATTGAAAGGGAGTGGAACGGATGAGGTTGTTGACGAGGCGGTGACAAACAACTCTGAGCTAGATGGTGACAATCTAGCCGCGAGCGCCAATCAGGTACAAACTGTCGAAACTTCTTGGGGGGTTTTTCAATGGAATGATGAAGTCCTTTTGTGGGCTTCAAAAGATCACAAAAAACGCATTGACTGGGAGGGTTTGGAATGCTTGATTCTGGAGGAAAATGGCTCTCAAAAATTGGTCATTCCTTACGGTTCTCTTCCGATTAATAAAGATGGGTCAAAGCCACCCGTTGAAAATGCAAGGTTTCGTAAGCCATGGTGGATAGGTGGAGAGGAACTTTATGCTGCTCTTTCCCTTGCTGAGATTCGTCGTGACGGTGGAACCCAACCCCGTGAGAAGCTGGATTTAGCTCATGTTGCTACTCTCAAAGAGGCTTTAGAGGACGGTGCGGAACTGAATCCGGTGGCAGTGTTCTACGACGGCGAGAGTTATTGGTTGGCTGATGGTTTCCATCGCTGTAAAGCTAGTCAGGATGCAGGTTTGGATGATATTCAGTGCATCATTTACCAAGGAACACGCCGCGATGCAGTGCTTTATTCTGTGGGTGCTAATGCCGAACACAAAGCCGCAAAACCTCGCAGTCGCAATGATAAGCGCCGTGCTGTAACTATGCTGCTTAACGATCCGGAATGGTCAAAGTGGAGTAATTACGAGGTTGCTCGACAGTGTAAGGTCAGTGAGAAAACGGTGCGGAATATTCGCGCTCGCCTCACTACGGATTTCCGTAGTGAAAGCCGCACTTATACCACTAAACATGGGACTACCGCGACCATGCAAACCGGAAATATTGGTAAAGCTGAAGGGGCGAGCATATCAGGCAGTAACGGTAACGGCAACGGAAAAATTAACCGCCCCGCTAATCGTTGGTATGGTGGTAAATGGCGGATCGGGAAATGGATTGCTTCTCACTTTCCAGAACACAAGATCTACGTCGAACCGTTCGGAGGGATGTGGTCTGTGGGACTGCAAAAACCCCAGTCTGAGATTGAGATCTACAATGATATTCACCCACTAGCGACTAACTTTTGGACTCGTTTGAAAGAGGATTCAGAGCGATTAATTCAGTGTATAGACGCGATCCAATGGAATGAGGAGACGGTTAAGTGGGCGAAAGAAGTAACTACAGACCCGTTTGAATCCGCTGTTAAGTTCTACATTCAATGTCGTATTGCTTATGCTGGTGGTGGCACCGGTTGGGGTTCTGGGTATAGCCCCAAATCTTTTGATAAGAAGGAAAACAGCGATCACTCGCATCTAATCGCGATCGCCAACCGCATTAAAAATCTGCAAATTTACGGGGAGGACGCACTTGATATTATCCGGAAGTTCGATAGCCCTGATACTCTCTTTTATTGTGATCCGCCTTACGTGAAAGAAACTCGAAATTCTCACACACCCTATGAGTATGAATTTGATCGCCACGAGGAGTTGATTACCTTATTAAGCTCAATTCAGGGAAAAGCGATTCTCAGTGGGTATCCTTCATTCAAGTATGCATCACTGTTATCTGGGTGGGACCGAAAAGATACTCAGGGTATGACCACAAGTAGCAAGGATGCCATGGAATGTATTTGGATCAAACCTACCGAACCTGCCATTAATCCAGATGACTACGCGATAACACCATTTAGTAACGGCAATGGTAACGGAAAACCCCTTGCTAATTCCACAGACAAAATGGATTCAGGGGGGCAAGTCGAAGTCAAGGATGCTACCGCTAAACCTGCCATTAATCCAGATGACTACGCGATCGCCTTCCTCTCTAATCTCGATTCAATCAAGACCGACTTACTGAAAGAAGCTCGTGAGCGGATTGACGCTATTTTGCAAGAACGTCTTGTGCAAAGATAACACCATTTATGGTTAGTACATCTGAACTGTGGGGTAGGCTTCCATGCCTACCCAATTATCTATAATAATAAAATGAACAAACGCACCGATTATCACAGAGAATACTATCAACAGAAACGTCGTGCTAAGGAGGGCAGAACACCTCAAATTACAGCTCAAGAGCGGCGGCGCACCAAATTCTTGCAAGAATTTCCAGGCTACTTTGACTTGTTGCAACAGATGGACGAGCGCGATCGCACGATCATTTTGGGATATTACGTGGAAGGTCGCAGCTTGGGATATCTGGGGGGGTTGTTTGGAGTGAGTCGGCAGCGAGCGCAAGAACTGCGGGATAAGGCTTTGCGGCGATTGCGAGAAATTTTTACTCAAAATACTTGACAGTTTTCAACAGGCGGACTACTATGAAAATATGAACGCTACAGAGGACGCCACAGATGCAATATTTCGACAAGTACCAAAACAAAGATTACACAGTAGACGAGTTAACTGCCATGCTCAATGGGCAAATAAAGCCTTACCCTCAGGGATGGTACGATTCTGAAGAAGACACACTAGAGTACCTGAATTCAAATATTGAGGAAGAGTTTGAAGACGCGATCGCATACCTAAACTCCCCAGATGGAGAAGATGACGAGATTGACTGGTCTCAATTTTCTATGTCGGTTAATAAATGGGAAAATTTGGTTAGAACGATTTGATGAAAGTCTTGTGTAGACTAGGTTTTACTGCCTTGGCTACACAAGACTAAAAAAAATTCCAAAAAACACTTGACATCTTTCAACAAGTGCGTTACTATAAAAATGTGGACAGGAAAACCGCCGCCGGGACAAGAAGCCGGAAAGGGAAAACCCTAAGAGAGCTACGGCTCGACCCCTGGGAGCGGTGAAGCAAGCTGGTGTAGCCGTGAGAATAACAGGCAAGCATCTCCTTTACTTGGGCGTTCGCGCCATTGTCGTTAAGGAGATTACGGTTATGTACGAGTTAGAAATTTTTGATGCTGGGTTAAGCGCTTGCACAATGGACGTTGAGTCCTGCCCCGCTGTGGGTGATGTGATTGTCGATGAGTATGGAATTGAGATGAAGATTATTGCCATCATTACCATTGACAAAGAGTGCCAGATGGCACAGGTCGAGATTGAGTATTTGTAATTAATGGGTTAGCCCCTCCCTTAAGGGGCTGAAAGCTCCACAAATCAACGCTACAGAGGACATAAAAAATGGAATTCGCTACAGTATACGCAAACGTATACGCAAACCAGATCACAGCATTTGATGCCAAGATTTCCGCATCGGAACAGCACATTCAAGAATTAGAGGAACAGTTAAAGCGCGAGCGCGAACAGTTAGAGCAGCTTCAAAATCACCGCCAGTTAATCCTTTCTGCTCAGTCTGCTGCTCAGTCTGCATTAGAGCAAGCTGCCAAAGCCTTTAAGATGGCGGACACGGTTGACCCGTCTGGACAGATGGCAAATGACTTGCTGGATGCGATCGCATTAGAACGGGAAAATATTGCGCCTACTCCACAGTTGCCCCAATCTGGCGATGATGACACCGAAACTCAGCCAAAACCAGAGCCGAGTGACAATGGCAACGATCCTATTATCGATGTGGATGTTGAGGTAGAGGAATCGATTAGCGCTCGCGTAGAGCAGGTTAAAACCGCCAATGGCAACGGACACGTCAGCGTTGAGGACTTGAACGAATTAACAATCCAGAAGATTAAGCGGTTAGCTAGCTTTAAAAAGGTGTCCGCAAAGGGTAAGCGATGGGAGATTGCTAACCGCTTAGACGGACTCGTAACTAAGGAGGATTTAGCTACACTGAATTAAGAATTAAGAGAAAATCACCCAGCTTTAAGGCTGGGTGCGAATGGTTACTGAGCCGCAATTCTTCGTAGATTTGCGGCTTTTGCTCTTAATTGATTGGCTTTCCCTGAATTACCCTTTTCTTCAGCTTCATCAGCTTCAGCTTCAAGCGCTTCAGCAGCGGAAATCAAATCTTCTCTATCGCCCATAGATAATCTAAGTTTTTTGGTAGATGACACCTTACAGTAGTCCGTTGGCTCCAGTGGAAGCTTTAATCCGCCAAACAAGCGGCGAATGCTCCTGATATTTAAGGGTTTTTCTCCCTGGAGCGCTTTAGAAACCGTTGCTCTATCCAGACAAGCCTCTAGAGCAATTTGTTCCTGCGAGAGATTATTCTCTTGAGCGATAAGATTCTCCAGTTTTTCTAGACCTTTTGAAGATAAAACATAGCCACGCATTCCCTTAATTCCCTTGGAATAATCAACAAAATCATCAATTGCCAAAAATCAACATAATCTACTGACATTATGGCGCGATTCATTCATTCTGGAGGGATAGTCAATCATCAAAACAAAATGACAGAAATTGTTAACCCTGTAATCGGGACTAGCACACAAGAGGCGCTCGCAGTAGCACAGACCGTGTTTGCGGATACTCGAATTAATTGGAGTGTTGTGAACAGTAACGCGGCTGAAGTCACCATGGACTTAGTGGGCATTTCTGTTAGTTCGGGTCACTAACTACGGAAGTCCGTAGTAAGACCCAACCTAGAACATTAAGGACAAATGACCGTTAACGAAGTTTTAGCAGGCACACTACGCCTAATCCGCCGCGCCTTTGATTTCGATCCGTCTGCCGCGATTCAATCCGAACTTAAAGCGCAACTGGCTGACTTTAAAGCACAGCTAGAAGTTGATCCAGAGGTTGTTAAGCTGCTCAATGAAATTGAGGAGTTAGCCGTCAAATCCCCAGTTCTCACTGATGATGGGGTGGAGATGAAAGATAAATCTCTCACCGATTTAGGAGAAGAGATTGCCAGGGGGATTAAAGATGAATCAGAGAGCGCATCGCAGGTTCCATAATCCATTTAGTTTAATGCGCTTAGATATTGATGAGATTGAAGCACCGCTAGTTATAATCGCCCTTGGGGTAATTCTAGCGCTCGCCACTCCTATTGTTGGGCAGTTTGATTGTGATGCCTTTGACACCGCTAGTACCCTGCTTGATATCAGTCAAGCTCTAATTACTGGCGGACTGGGTGGGGCGGTGTTTAAGCCTTTGCGCTCGCGGTAGTAATAGTTTGTTTTGACGACGTTGTAATGCTCCTAGCCCGGACAAACCGGGCTTTCTTCTATGGATTATTTCACTGAACTTTTCATTCAAACCCACTCAATTTGGCAGCAACTGGCTATGTTATACGGGCATGGCATAAGTCCAGAAGAAGCATACACGGCTTATCTGGAAAACTGGGCGTTGGACGAGCATCACTTTAGCCCAGAAGTGAGGGCGGCAGCAAAAATCAATAAATCCATTGCTGATCGCTTTCTGGCTTTGCCCCATATTGATAAGGTTACAGTTACCAGGGCGTTGGGAGGATAGGATGGTTTTGTGGATTGTAGGGGGATTGGTCGCGATCGCGTTCCTGATTGTAATCTATCCCCAAATTCTGTTTGTGCTACTGATTCCTTATTTAGTCGCCAGTTTTTTTGTAAAAGGCTTGCCCCCATTGTAATGATTGCGCCTTCATCGGTTAAGATGAAGGCGTATTTGATTGAGATTTATGGCGAAGTCCAAATATTCACAGGAAATACAAGAAATAATCTGTGAAGCGATCGCGACCGAGGGAGGCGATGAGGTAGGGTGGAGAGCCGGGGGAATATCTAAAGCCACTTTCTATAAATGGATTGAAGCCCATCCCGACTTTAAAGACGCAGTTGGGAAGGCGCGATCGCAGTTTCAAAAGCGCTGCCCAGCTTATCAAAAGGGTTTGGCGCTAGACCGCTTAACTGAAGCGCTAGAACATGGGCAACCGATCCATTGGACTACTAAAAAGTCAAAGCGGCTGGAACATTGGGTACCGGGAAAAGATGGTCAGCCTGATAAACTAAAATGGTATCAGGTGGAAACAACAGAAGAGGAACACACGGAACACCGCCCAGCGCCCAAGTGGGCAATAGAAAGGGTGATACCCAGACCAATAGAGGACGATGTAAATGCCGCGATCGCATTTTTAGAAAGGCACGGATTTAAGGTAATTGTGGATGGTGAGATCCCAACGATTAACCCCCAAAATGGCAGCGAAAGTCAGGGCAAACTCACGGGCGCTCGCGACTCCAACGGGCAGTCTTCCTGAACCTCAACCTAAGCAGAAAGAGTTTTTAAAAACAGAAGCAGATATTGCGATTTACGGCGGCGCGGCTGGAAGTGGGAAATCTCTGGCTTTACTTCTCGACTTTGCCAAGCCCAGGCTTTTAGAGAATCCTAACTATGGCGGTGTAATTTTTCGCCGCACCTATCCAGAAATTAAAAACGAGGGTGGCTTGTGGGATGAGTCTGGATTATGGTATCCGGGGATTGGGGCGAGCGCGAACGAGAATCGACTGACCTGGAATTTTCCGTCTGGCGCATCAATCCGTTTTTCCCATCTCCAGCATGAGAAGGATATATACAGGTGGCAAGGAGCACAACTGGAGCGCTGTGGTTTCGATGAAATTACCCATTTTTCCAAAAAGATGGTATTTTACCTGTTGACACGGATGCGCTCGCCCCACGGGGTCAAGCCCCAGCTAAGGGGAACGTGCAACCCAGATGCCGAAAGCTGGCTGGCTGAGGTAATCGATTGGTGGATTAACCCCCAGGGCTACCCTTATCCAGAGCGCTCTGGGAAGCTGCGGTGGTTTATCGTCAGAAACGATGAATTAATATGGGCAGATTCAGCAGAAGAATTGCGATCGCGTTTCCCAAGCTCTAACCCTAAATCCTTTACCTTCATCAGCGCCAAACTGACAGACAACCCAGCGCTATTAGAGAAAGACCCAAATTACCTAGCCAATTTGGAAGCCCAAGATGTAGTGGAGCGAGCGCGGCTTTTAGATGGTAACTGGCGAGTTAAAAAATCAGAATCCCGGCTATTCAAAGCTGCGGCTATTGATGCGAGCGCTCATGGGGCATGGGTTGAGCCTGTATTTGGGCGCTCATACTTAGTCGGAATTGATCCTAATTTTGGCGGGAATGATGCTTTTTGCTGTCAGGTGTGGGACATCTCGAATACTCCCTATCAATTGGTATCTGAATATTCAGCGACTAACGAATCAATCACTGCATCAATTACTGCTTGCAGTAAGTTGATAGAACAGTACAAGCCAGCATTAGTATCAGTAGAAGTCAATGGCGGCGGGCGCACGGTGCAAGAGCGCTTAATCGAGTTTCACCCAGGGATACGGGTGGAAGGAGTGAACACCACTAAAGCCAGCAAGGTAATTAATACAGACAGGATTGCGATCGCGCTTGAGGAAGGATTGATTCAGTTTCCCCCAGATTGGGGCGGAACTGATCAGCTACGGGCATTCTCAAAGGAAACTAGAGAAGCGATTACAGGACATGATGACTCGGTAATGGCGTGGGCGGTGGCGTTTGCTTATATTGAGGAAGCGCGACAACTGGCGATGATTAATCCTTTGCTTCTCTCGTGACTTGCTTCCTTTCTCTTTTCTGTCTAATTTCCGTTGCTTACGCTTAAGATTACGCTCATGTTTAGCTAAATGCTTAGGATTAGGATACTTAGAGGTTTTGACCCCATCATTGACGATAGCAAAATCCTTTAACCCTAAATCAATTCCAGCCACTTTACCAGGTATAGTTCAGAGTGTTAGAATAAATAAAGTGTCAAACCAAGCAAAAGTAGGAAAAAATTAATGAGATTTTCAGAAGAAACAATCGAACTATTAAGAGGGACTTATGTTATCCCTCAGCTAATTGATCAATGCACTAGCATTCTTAACCAGTTTTGTTTTACCGAGATTGATTTTTTGACGTTTGCGGTTAACTCTGAAAGATTGTTTATTGTTGCCGTTAGTTTAGGAATTATGGAGATAAACGATCCAGTCTTTAAAGAGATCAACGCAATCATTAAACCACAGGCTTACTTAGCGGAAGCTTATTTAGGGGTAGATACGAAAGATTACGATCGCGAAAATTTAATAAGATCTTTACCGCCGATATCAAAAAGCTTATTAGATTTAATAGACTTTTTGACAAAGGTGAATGAATCCCGGTTTAAGGATGACAATAATGCTTTTAGTTCTCCCGGTTTCGGCTCCTAAGCTGCGATCGGTCAGGGTGTCTTTAATGTAGTGTTGGATCTCAAAGGTAGATGAGGCATTAACTACGGAAATCCGTAGTGAGAAATGCTACGATAATGTCACGTTCCAAGTTTTTACCATGTTCACCGACTTAACCACTGCGCTCGCGATCGCCAAAGCCAACCTCGGTGTCACCGGAACAGATCGCGATGCTGAAATCACCGCTTTATTAGAAGCGAGCGCGGGAACAGACGCCAATGGCACAACCAACTATCGCCCTTACCTGGTGGCGGCTTACTTCTTACCGCTGTGGGGCGCGATCGCTAGGCAACAATTAATATCGGCTGATGGTGCTACTTGGCTTAAGCCAAAAGACTTTGATCCATTAATTACCTCTCTCCTTACTCTTCAAGAGAGCGCTGATTGTGGTTTGACTATTGACGAGTGCTGGAGTACAGACAATTTAAGAGAAAGGCTGCTCTGTGGCTGTAAAGCTGAGACTGGGGAGATAGCGGTGGCATTGCTTGGGGCGAATGTAATATGACGGAACTAAGGACAGATACGGAACTAAGGACAGATTCACTGGCGCTCGCGGAAACATTCGCGGCTATTTCCAATCCTTACACCGGAATAGGTACAACCCGCGCCAAAACCCAGAATGCCACGGTTAGCACCCGATTACACCGCCTATCTAGAGAAGCGCTAGAGGTGCTGCCATATAAGGATGAGCTTCTCGGAAAAGCTATTTGGTTGTACCCGGAATCCGCCGCCAAAGCGGGGTATGATATCCACATTGCCAACGACGCCACGGGCGATGAACTACCAGGCTTGATGAAACGCTATTTGGAAGAATTGGGAGAGAGAGAAGACCAAACCGAGGCTGAGGCTGAAGCCGAAATTTATGGGTTATTAGAGGCATTCTGTATCGCTTCTATTTTGGCACGGCAATTCGGCAAGGCTTACATATTGATGGGCATTGACGACGGTCAAGATTTCTCAGAACCTGTCGCTAAAGACAGTGTAAGAGCAATCCGTTGGCTCCAGGTGTACGACGGCTGGGAAATGCATCCAGAGTATGATGGGGTGCGCTCGCGGAAACCTACCCACTACCGCTTATACTCTTTAGACTCCAAACAATACGGGCAGAAAATACATCGTTCCCGTTTACTCTCGTTTTGGGGGAATCGGATTTATAGCCGCCGTCGTTTTCTGGGAGCAACTGACTACGGGGTTAACGATGATGGCGTTAGCATCATTCAAGCGATGTTTGATGCCTATTCAGAATGGATTCAGGGGGTCAAGTCGGGGTCAGCGATGCTGGCTGATTACGATGTTTTTACTCTGGGGATGAAAGGTTTGGGGCGGTTGCTCCTCGAGGATAAGCAGAAGGGGACGAATAAGAATCAGGAAGCCATAGCTAATCGAGCGCTCGCTCTTGATATGGGAAAATCGACGGTTCGGGGAATCTACTACGATTTAGAGAATGAAGAGCCTGGGGCTGTAACCCGTACTTATTCCGGTGCTGATGCGATTATGGAAACCTTGGAGAGGCGATGGGTGGCAGTATCGGGTGTTCCAAAGTTTAAACTGTTTGGGGAAATTGGTAGCCAGGGGCTAACTAATAATCAAGGATTGGCGATGCGCTCAGAATGGGCGATTTTAACTCAGATCTTCGCACACCGATGGATACCTAATCTCAAACGCATTCTCTCCTACGGATTTTTAGCCAAAGACTCACCCACCAAGGGAAGATTGCCTGATAACTGGTCTGTTTCCATTCCCTACGATTTACCGATGACTGATAGCGAGCGCATGGATTTTGAGGATAAAGCGGCAAGCAGAAGCAAGAAGCTTGTGGATATGGGTGCCATTACCCCAGAGGAGGTCCGCACCGGGTACGAGGGTGCTGAATTTTCTGGCGATTACGTTCTCACTACGCGAGAATCCTCGCGTAGTGAGAAAAAGCAACGGACTGATTCAACTGAGATACTTAGTGATGAAGAGTGGGACGCGCTCGCTGAGGTTAGTGCTGCTGACTTTGTTGAAGTCGCCAATAGCCTCACTTCGACTTCGCTCAGTGACTAATTGCAACCTATGCAAATGCCATGAAAAGCTTGCCAGCCCCAAGATAGACTAAGGGGATGGAACTGCTCAGACTTGATAAGTTTAGCCCGTTACCGTGGCAAAAAAAGCCAGACGGTAGATACTGGACGCACGTCACGCTAGGTGAAGTTGGCGTTCCTTTGACGTATCTATCTGTTGATGGCAAAAAACATACTGAGGTGGTGACAGAAAAGGGCTTATTTAATGATGATTCAGTGCGCTCGCTGGCTGGACTTCCTATCCTTTTAAAACACCCCAAAAACAGGCGATACAATTTAAATCGGGATGGATTAAAAGTTGGGCATTTACTGGGGGAAGTAGCCAAAGAAGATGGCAAGCTAATTGCTGAAGCTATTGTTGATGACTATCGGGCAGTTTCAATTATTGATAGCCTGTTGGCTAAAGGGGAAAGTCCGGAAGCCAGTAGCGGCTATTTACTATCTGACCTGCGAGCGCGGTCAGACGGCGTTTATGAGCAAATCAGGGGCGTATATGATCATGTAGCAACCCCGCTATTCCCCGGACAGGGAAGAGGTGGGCAGAACTTGACCTTAAGGTTTGATTCAGGAGACGCTGTAGTAGAACCGCTGTACTTTCTGTTTAATACTGATAAAAAGGAGACGGTAAATGTGAGTGATTTGATTGTAAGGATTGACGAAAAAGACCAACGAATACTCAAGGATGTATCAGATGAGGCGGCGAGCGCGATTAATGCGCTGCAATCCCGAATTGATACCCTCACCTCTGACTTAGAGGGAGTGGAACAGTTGGCAGAGGAATTACAAACGAAAAATGACCAACTCCAGGGACGCCTAGATGCAACTGAAACCCAGCCTCAGACAGACTCACAAGACATAGAGGAGCAAGTCCAGGCGCGGTTTGACGCCTGGAATGAGGTGATTCCGGTCGTTGGTGCGGATAAGCTCCAAATCGACGCCAAACTTTCCCCATCTGAAGTGAAAGCGGGCGCGATTAAACTCATCAACCCCAATCTCAATTTGGATGGAAAATCTGAGGGATATATTGAGGGATTATGGGAAGGGATTAAGAATCAGTCCCCCCCACGGAAAACAGACACTTTCCTGAACAATACTCGCACTGATCAGGGAGAAAAGAAAAATCCCGCGCTTGCATACACACAGGCTTATAAGAATAGGAGGCGTAATTAATGCCAATCACAAATTATGATTTAATGATTGACAAAGAGTACCTACCAGGTACTCTAATTACTGCAACTGGGGGAACAGTTCAGACCCGATTTAATAACACGGGAAATATCCTGTTTTTTGGCTTGGGAGTCGTTACGGGGAGTGGCGAGCGCGTAATCGCTTTGCCTAGCACCGCTAACGACAAATTTGAAGGGGTGCTAATGCATACCAACACTTACGAGGCAAGGGAAGGATACAGCAAGGATGCTACAACCGGGTACTATGGCTACCCAGATAAGCGAGAAGTAAGCATTATCCGCCCTGGTGAATTTGCTCAGGTAGCAGTTTTTGTTGATAGTGCGACGGCGATTAACGACCCTGTTTATGTTCGCTATTCTGCAACCCCAGGGACAACCGGGTTAGCCGGATGCTTTAGGCAAGACGACGGAACAACCACCGCTCTTGAGGTGACGGGCGCTCGCTTTATTAAAGTTGTTGCCGCTCCCACTGCGGGTGAAATGGCGATTAGTTGGGTTGAATTTAGTTAATTGGAGGTGAAGAATGCCTGTAACGTTTGACTTGTATGACGAGCTGACTCAACGGATGGACAAAATCCTTGAGCCTCGCTATCGCGCCATGTACTTTGAGAACGGCGATTTAATCCCAACGATGGCGGATTTAGAGCCAGGGGTTAAGGAGCTGGCGTATCCCCGCATGGAAGAAATCGGGGATGCTGCGATTATGGGAGATGCCGCTAGTGATATTCCCATGATCCAAATAACAGGGGACATTGACAGATACCCGATTTATATGATTATGTCCGCCTTCCCCGTTACTTTTCAGGAATCTAGAATGTTATCGCGATCGCAAATAGATAGCTTCCAGCGACGGATGACAGCCGCGAGACGGGCAATAGCCCAATACACGAACAAGGTTACGGCGTTGGGATTGACAACGCTTAATTTTCCTGGAGCGCTGACAAATTCGCTAATTACAACGGATAACTCGGCGGTAAATATTTACACGTCAGATTACCAAACTGTCCTAGACTTCTTTGTTAGTATAATTAGAAGCCTGACAGACAATTATGTGACATCTACGCCTACGGACATGGTTGTAAATGTCTCCGTTTGCAGTCGCTTAATATCTCTAGAAAACGCACAAGGTACGCGCAACGTTAAAGAGCGACTAGAGGAGATATTCCCTGAATTATTAATAACTGAAACCAAGGAGATGGAAGCCGCCCAAATAGATGGAAGCGGTATTACCAGACCGGGAACAGGAAAGGATCGGATATTTTTGTTTCCTAAAGAGGATATGGTATTGAACCGCCATATTGAAGCAACTGTGGCGGCGCTCGCACCTGAGGAATTTGTGCGTACAGCAACAGTCAAAGGGCAGCTAGCACGAGTTTACCCAATGTTTTCTTGTGTGTCTCCTTCAATTTTTGATTATCCTGATGATTGCCGCTATATCGATATCCCAGCTAAATCTTAATTATGATAGTAGAATTTAATCCCAAGTTAATCGGTATAAGCGGCAATCATGTTCTCAGCGGACAAGATGAAAAAGGTGGGTTTTGGCGAATCACGCTAAAGCCTGGATTAAATGATTTAAGTGACTCTCAAATTCAGAAGCTTAAAGCTTTTGACGGACTTGAATCTTACACTGAACGCAATGCAATTATTTTCAGGGAATCTGCTACAACAAGTTTCTCTCGGACGGCTGAACTAGAGGCTTTGTGGGAATCTCAGGGGTACACGGCTATCAGCAAAATAGCAACAGACTACGGTATTCCTAAGCCAACTACAGGATGGAAAGATGCAATCCCCTTGATTGTGCAGTACGAAGCCGAAACCAAGTAGTTAGACTGGCTATGGCGACAGTTACGGTAGATGCTTTACCAGAGATAACCTTTGATGTGCGATCGCGGCGATGGAGATACCGCGACTCAAAGGCATTTGCACCAATGGCAGCGGTGCGGACTCAAGCCCAAAGGTACGCCACAAGGGAAAAGCAGGTGCTGAGACGCATTGGGCAAGACTACTCTGAAGGAAAGATTGATTTAGAGACATTCCAGCGTCAAGCTGCCCAAACCGTCAAGCACATACATTTAGCGGATATGGTGCGAGCGCTCAACAAGCAAGAGCAACTAACACCTGACAAGTTTTTACTGGTAGCCCGGAATCTTAAACAGCAATACCATTCTGGCAAAGACCCTTTAACAGGGGATAGGTTTGGGCTGAAATATCTGGCTCAGGACATGGCGGCGGGTAAAGTATCGCCAGCACAACTACTCAATCGCCTCAGTATGTTCGGGGAGTCGGGAAAGGTGACATTTTGGGGGACAAAAACCGCGCTCGCGACTGGTGACGGGAAATCTGAAGCGATGAGGGTGTTGGGAGCGGCAGAACACTGCCAGCACTGCCCGGTATATGCGGCTCTGGGGTGGGTTCCTTTATCAGAATTAATCTTGCCAACTCAGCGATGTGAATGTCGCACCAACTGTAAGTGCAGTGTGAGGTACAGGTGATTACAATCTCTCAATCGCTTACAGGAGCTTTATATTTCCGCCAAGATGAGCGGGTAGTTTGGATTAGCCGTAGGGAGTATAAGGATGCGATCGCAAGCTTCAATCAGCGTTTCAATACCGATTACAACCCCAATCAGCCCAGAGATGCCAGGGGAAGATGGACTTCTGGTGGTGGCGGCAGTCGGGGGGGCGGTCGGGGAGGCGGTGGTGGCAGTCGGGGAAGTAGTCGGGGAGGCGGTGGTGGACTAGCCAAT